CAGACGCCCATTTAGCGCTTCGGCGGATCCACTTCTGCCATTCGTCGGGCCAGGAGCGGCGGCGAGTGCCCTCGGCGCGGAAGTGCGAGATGAACTGCTCGGTCTCGTGGTCGACGTCGATGGTCGGGAAGTGGGCGACGGCCCAGCGGCGCATCGCGTCGTTCAGCGCGAATCCGTCGTCATCGATGGGGGCGTTTTGCGCAAGCCCGTGGGGTGGGTTAGCAGAACTACCCCCCCAGCCATCGATGGTTGCTGATGGTTCTAGTGGTGGTTGATTGGTGGTTACGGCGGCGCTGAGTGCGTGACGTCCGGATTTGAAGTGCGTGACGTCACGCACTTCAAGTGCGTGACGTCCGGACGCAGAGTGCGTGACATCCGGATCGGTCACGTCGTTAAAGTGTGTGACGGTCACGTCGCCTGACGGCGTGACGCGGCGGGCCCGGGACTTGCGCTTACGCTCGGCCGCGGCCTCGCGGGAGTCACGCTCGTCACGTTCCAGATCGGCCCAATCCGACTGATCGCGGACGAGGTGCATGGAAAGCCGGTACCGGTTGCGTTCCTGCATCATGCCGTCGAGAACGATCAGCTTGGCGTCCTCAAGGCGACGCAAGACCCGCTGTACGGTGCGCCGGTCATAGCCGGTGCGGTACTGCAAACGAGTCACAGACGGATGGCAGTTACGACCCTTGGCGTCCGCGTGCTCCGCCATCGCTTGGAGGACATGCCGGGATGTCGAGTCGGGCTTACCGGTTGCCGTGCGGAGCATGGGCGCGTCATCCATCGCCCACTTGACGGCTTCTACGCTCACGCGTGCTGCTCGGCGAGGTACTGGCGGATGAGCTTGCGCACCAGCTCCGTGGCGGTGGTGTCCTGCTCGGCTGCCCGGATGTTCAGCTCCTTCCGGTGCTCTTTGGGGATGCGGTACAGGACCTTGACGAGTTCGCTTTCGTTCATGCCTTGAGTGTATAGCTCCGCCATACGTTCGGCAAGCCTGGATACGCCGGAGGGCCGGCATCAGGACACACCCCTGATACCGGCCCCACCTGCCCGGACTACCCCAGACGGCCACTCTCATACGCGGCGCCCGCACGCGCCGCCCGCGCCTCCACGTCTCGCTCCGCACACACCTTGTCCGCCGGCCGCTTCTGGTCGTCCCGCAGGAACGTCGGCGCCCCGCAGTACCGGCACGGCGCCTGCACCCGCGCCCAATGGCTGCTGTCAGTCCAGTCCAGCAGCCTGCCCGGAACGGCCGGTGCAGGCTTCCGCGGCCGGCGCCCGGTCACGCCCCGACCTGCTTCGCGCGGGTGCGGGCCTTCGTCTCCCGGTTCTTCTCGTTATGCGCCTCCCGGCAAGCGTCATCGATCTCCTCGCCGTCACGGCAATGCCGGTCGTAGGCCGCCGGGGTACCACACTCAGCAGGCTTGCGCCCACCAGCGCGCGGGTGCCGCGCCTTTTGCTGCGACGGGCGCCGGGACATCTGGATGTTGTACCGCTCCTGTCCCGTGCGCCCGCCGAACACCCCGAAACGGGAGTCCTTCGGCAATCCCTTCTCCGCGGCTAGGGCCGCTTCAAGGCACACGGTGAGCACTGGGCAACGCCAACAGACGCGACGAGCCGCCTCAATGCCCGCCGTGTCCGTGCCCGCCGGGAACATGAAGTCGGGCACCACCTCCCTACACCCGGCGCGCCGCCTCCAATCCAGGTCAGTCATGATTCCTCCCGTGCGCGCCGGAGCACGCGGTAGACGGTTCGTTCGGTACAACCCACGTCGTCCGCGATGCTCGAGGCGTCCCAGCCGTCTTTCGACAGCCGGACGATGCGCGCGTTCCTCTCCGGACGCTCACCCCCGCCCGGGCGCGTACGCGTACCCGCACGCGCAACCGCCCGGGCGCGGCCGCCCCCGCTCCCGAACGTCCCGTAACGCGACCGGTCATGCTGGTCCACCTCGAGGTCGCTGATACGAGAGCCACAAGGCTCCTTCACCGGGCAGCGGGCGCACAGCTTCCTTGCCTCCGCTCTGCGCCCACCGTCCGCAAACCACAGGTCCGGCGCACCTTGCGCACAGAGCGCATCGTCCATCCATGCAAGCGGCCGACGCGGATCCCGCCAGGCGGGACTGAACACCAGTCCCGCCTGCACGGTGCCGTTGGCGCCCATCAACCGTCGCCCTGCCCGGCCGCCGGCCATTCACCGGCCGCCGGCTCCAGCGGCCCGGCCGCCAACTGCGGCAACGCCGCCGCGGCAAGGAGCCCGTTCCGCCACGCGTCCATCACGTCGGACGGGCCCGTCTGCGTCATCCGGACCGAGTGTCCGCGCGCCCGCGCCGGGCGGATCGCGACGCCAGGCACCTCGTGGATCACACCCGTCTCAGGGTCGGCCCACTCGGCGCTGTTCGCGGCGGTCATCTGCGCGAGGAGCTTGGTGCGGAACGCTCCCCGCACTTCGGCGACGAACCGGCGCTCGATCTCCGAGTCATAGTGCTCCATGACCCACGCCTTGAACGCGGTCTCGTCGACCACCTGCGCTTCCGCACTGCCCTTGACCAGGCTGACCATGGCGACCGTCGTCCCGTCCGGGAGAGCCGCGGCGACCCGCTGCGTATTCGACTCCTCGAGGAGCGACTGCACCTGCTTCCGCTTCGTCTGGTAGGCCGCGTTCACGACGTCGAGGAGCGTCTTGAGGTAAGCCTCCTCGGCGGCCGCATCCTTCAGGCTCACGGCTTGCCGCCCATCATCCGGTACGCCTCCATGTACTGCGCCGTGGTGCCCTGCTCGATCGGGCACCCGTAGGCCGCCTGGAACTGGTCCGCGAGTCCGCTCGTGAAGTTGGCGAGGGCCGCTTGTCCCTCCATCGCGGACCGGGCGGCGGCGCGCTGCACGGGGTCGTCCGCCGCCGGCCGGGCGGCCGGCCTCTGCTGTGCGGGCGCCGGCCGGGATGACTCCCACTCCGGCTCCTGTTCAGTCGGGCGTCCCTTCCGCGCGCGGCCCTGACCCGCGGGCGGGTTCTCGGGGTGGTGCCGGTCCCCGTCGTCGATGCTCTTCGCGTCCACCGGGATCATGAACACCTGGAGCAGGAAGTACTTGAGTGCCGCCGACATGGCCTTGTTCGTGGCCTTGTCGGCGAAGTCGGACGCCTCACCCGGGACGGTCGCCTCGACGTAGTCACCGTTCGGCCCGTACAGCCGGTAGCGCATGGTGAGGTAGACCGCCGTCATCTTCTCGCCGCGACGCTCGGCGCGGGAGTCGATGACGGTGGGGAGGAGGAACATGCCGTGCCTGCGCATCGGGCCGGCGACCGCGGACATGAGGTCGTCGATGCCGCGGAACCGGTACTTCTGTGCTTCGTTCCGCTGGTCCTTGCCGACGGGGGCGATGTCGCCCATGACGCGGGTGAGGGCCTGGAACACGTTCGGTACGGCGGGGTCCGCCGCCCCTTCCGGGGCGGCGGCGGTCTGGTCGTCGGTCATGGTCATGCCTGCTTTCCGAAGCGGTCGACGGCGCGGGTGGTGTCGTAGAGTTCAACGCTCAGCCGGCGCATGGTGTGCAGTCCCAGGGTGATTTCGGCATCGTCCATAGCGGCGGCGTCCTCGACGTTCTGGATGAGCGCGTCGAGTTCGCCGTCCGGTTCGCGGGGCGAGCAGACCGCTTCGGCGAGGGCATCCAGCTGGTCGATGATCTCCAAGCGGGCCTGCTCGACACCCCAGTGCTGGACGAGCTGCACGAGGGTGTCGTGGCGGATCTTGTCGGCGCGCAGCACGCCGTCGAGCAGGGTGGGGCCGGGCTGTACGGACAGGGCCGGGTTGGCCGCTGCGCTGCGCGGGGTGGCGTTCATGGCTACTCCGTTCCATCAGGCCGGACGGCCCGATGGGTTAATTAAACAACCGCTGGGGCGGCTAGTCAACCCCTGTCGCGCGTCGCTGGTACGCCGCACGCCCCCACTCGTTCCACGCAGCCTCCGCCGCCATCACCTCATCCGGGTCATACGTCGTCGGCTCCGTACCCGCCGGCCCGTTGGCCCCGCGCTCGGCGCCGATCACGCCGGCCTGGGCCCATCGGTTGATCTGCCGAGGAGAGACATTCGCCATCCGGGCTGCTTCGGCCTTCGTTACGCGCTCGCGTGCGTTCACTGCTTCCGTGGTGTCCATGGGGCGATCATACGCCGCGAGGCAGGGGTTGACACGCGGCATCGATGGCTGTTTCCTTAAGGCATCGCCAACGAAAGGAACACAATGGGCAGGGTCGCACGCAAAACAACCGGACCCCTCAGCACCACACAGAACCAGATCATGCACGCCACCATGCGCGGCGAACGGCAGGTGCAGATCGCCAAAGACCTCCAGTGCAGCCAGGCACACATCTCCCAGGAGCTGTACGTGGCCCGCGCCAAGCTTGGAGCCGAAACGGTCGCACACGCCGCATCACGGATGCAGGAAGCCCTCACCTACCTCCGCACCGCCGAACTCCTCGAAGCGGCCAAGCTGCCCGAACCGCACGGCTCACTCGAAACGCACCTGAACCACGTCCTCGCCGGCATCGCGCAGGAGTACCGCACCCTCGCCGCGAAGATCCTCCCCGAGGAGTAGCCGTGCCCGACGTGGACAGGACCCCCAAGGACCTGCCGCCAGGAGTGGCCCACGCCACGCACAAGGCCTACAGCACCTACCGGTGCAGATGTGTCCCCTGCTTCGAGTTCCGGTCCGCATACGACCGGGCACGGTACCGGGAACGCGAGGGCGCCGCCCGCCGCGATCCCGAGTACCGCATCCAACTCGCCGAAGCAGCCGCGCAGCGCAAGGAAGAGGCACAGGCCGCGCGCCGCGCCCCGTACATGACCACCGTGTGGAACCTGACGCTAGAGAGCGCCCCCGTTGGCGTCGACTGCATCGTGTACGCCACCCGTACGACGCTATCGGAAGCCTCCTACGTGACGCTCAACACCCGCGTGGCGGCCGAACGAATGGCGGTCAAGGAGTTCGGCCGCCGATACGGCGGACGGCCCGTAGCAACCGCCACATGGAGCCAGGAGCACATCCATCTCGACACGCTAGAGGAGTGGAACCCATGATCCTGAACCTGTGGGTGTTCTTCATGCTCGGCGACTCGCTCGTCGACGGTGAACCCCCCGCGTACGAACAGCAGGTCACGTCGGCATACGCGCACCGCGTCTCGCCGGGAACGATCGAAGCGGCATGCCGACGCCGGTTCACGGAGCAGCACCCCCACCACGTCGTCTGTGACAGCGGCTGGTGCAAGCAGGAAGTGAAGGTGAATCCGACGTAATGGACGCTGAGACACTGGCCAAGCAGGCCGCGGAGCTTGAGGCGCAGCGGCAGGCCGCCGAGGCAGCGTTGGAGGAAGCCAAGGCGGCGGCCGCCGCAATGGAGACGAGCCGGCCCCCGTTCTGGGCCACGGAAGGACAGTGATGGCAGACACCGGAGCACCCCGCTACCCCGTGATCATGGTGACCGACACCGGGGCCCCGCCCGGATGCGTGAACGTCCACGACCAGGCCACCGGTCAGACGGTACAGGCGCCCGCCACTCAGGAGGGATACCTCCAGGCGATTCGTGACCTGAACCGGCAGTAACGCCACAGCGGCCCGTCCCCGGGTGAATCGGGGGCGGGCCGCTACCGTGTTCAGGATAGGGCACGGGTCTGACACACCAGGAGTGTGGCAGGGGTTGACAGAGGCTGAGCGGTCCGGAAGGATAGGCATCGCAAGACACCAGAGCGGGATGAGCCTAGGCTCTGGTGAGAGGCTGGCCCGGTCGCATTCCAACGGGTGGCGCGTGAAGAGCAGCCGAAAGACCGCTCGGTACCAAGACGGGTTCGAGGCCCGTCACGCGCACAGGAGTCAAACGATGATCGGACGAGACCGTGTGCTCACACCTAGTGAGACGGGCCGTCGTTCGGACTAGAGACTCCTGGCGACGGCCGTAAAACGTGGCGCGTGTTGGCAGAGAGGCCTAATGCAACCCCTACGGGCTGTGGGGGTGTGAGAGCAGACCGAGCGTCCCTAGGGGATTGACGCAAGGAAACTCAGAACCGTGGGTTCAAATCCCACACACGCACTCCCGCCCGGCCGTCTACCTGTCGGCCGGGCGGGCCCAGAACTCCCGCTGCCTTGCCGACCCCCCCCCGGTGGCGTAGCGGTCCGAGAAGAGACCCCCTTCCCGAGTGGCCCGGGAAGGGGGTCTCTGTCGTCTGCCTACTCCGAGATACGCGGCCGCTCCGGATCCCCCGTGAACCGGCCCGCAAGCCCCTCCAACAGCACCAGAACCGCCGCAGACGCGCTCACCGTCAACGCGGGCACCCACGCGAACGTCTGCACATCGAACGGCGTCGAGGCGGCAGCCTGCGCCGCCAAGGTCGCAACCCCGACGCCAGTCACCTTGAGGGCCAGTCTCTTCAGGAACACGGTCATGGGTCTCTCCTAGCTTGTCGTCATCCGCATGATGAACAGCTCACGCTCGTTAATCACATACTCCGAGACGTCCGGCGTCGTGTCCGCAAAGAACTCCACCGAGAACGCGTCCGTCGTCCCGTTCATGAACACCCCCGAACCGGCATTGAACCGGCGCACGTTCCGGTCCGTCGACGTCACCGGAAAGTGATGCGTCGTACCCGCCACAAGCGTGCCAGACCCACCCGGCGCCGCAGTCGACACCTTCCGGATCTCCACCCGCAACTGCACAATCGACGCCGCCAACGTCAGCACCGGCACGTCCACGTACGCCTGCACCGCGTAGAACCCAGGCACAGTCGGGTTGATCATCCGGAAGCCGACCTCCTGCGACTGCATCGTCGCCGGAACCTCATTGAAGTCCGTGGTGTCGAACGGCACCCGCAGCGTCCCCACCGTCGCCCCCAAAGACGGCGTCAGAGACGCGAACGTCCCAGTCCCCCGGAACCTGGACACCGGCCGGCCTGTCACGCTCGCCGTGAGCGCACAGACATCCGCATCGATCGCCGTCGCCAGAGACTGCAACGCCCCCGGAATGTCCGTCGGATCCGTCGGCAGGCTGTACGGGTACGCCCGGTTAGCCGTGTTCGCAGGCATCAGACCACCACCTTCGTCGCAGACAGGCTCCGGTTCGTGATGTTCAGCGCCGCCGCGGACGAGTGCGTCACCTCAAGTCGGAAGAACGTCCCGATCACGGTCACGTTATGCAACCAGCACACCGTGATCTCCGTCGGGTTGTTCTGCGAACCAGCCTTCGAATCGATGGCCTGGTTCACGCCGCCAATCGCAATCGCCAACTGACGGCCGTTCACCGACGCGTTGCCATTCGAAGCGAACGTCACCGTGCCCTCAATCAGGTAGATCCCCGTGGACGTTGTCGTCAGCCGGTCGTTGTTGACACCCAGGTTCCCCATCGCCGCGTTGTCGTAGTCCTCCGTCGCGAACGTCACGAACGTCGGTGTGTTCGCCGCGATCGCCTGGTTCGCGGTCGCGGACACGCGCGCGGACGGAGCAGCCATCGCCGTGTTGATGCGGGTCACCTGCGCCGCAACATCCAGGTCGACGTCCGTCGCGAAGTCCTGGATCTGCGCCGGGAAGTTGTTCACGTCCGGGTACAGCTCGTACGTGTACCCGCGCGGAGTGTTCTGCGGCATCAGGCAAGCCTCGCTATCACGTCGTCCCACACAAGCGCCTGGCCGGCCGCCAACGTCGACCGTACAGCTACCCGCATGAACCCGGTCACCGGAGCCGTCACGTTCCCGAACAGCGACCGATACGGCGGGTACTGCGGCAGGTCCACCGACGTCGTCACCACAATGTCAGCGGAAGACGTCGTCGGGTACAGGTTCGTGGCGTTCGCGAACCACAGCGCCACGATCGCAGCGTCAGCTGTCGGAGTCCCGCCCCCGTAGTCCCCGCCGGCCACAGCCGACAGCGACCACACCTGCCCGGACGTCACCGGGATCGGCGACGAGTACAGGTAGTGGACCGACGCCTGGCCGGAGTACACGCGCGCGACAAGGTCCCCGTCCGGCGCCCCAATCACGTCCGTCACCGTCGCCGATGACGCGCCGGAGATGTCCGCCGAGAACCAGTCCGTGGGGAACGATCCTGCCGGGGACTCCTCGAACGAGGGGTTGAGGACGGAGTTCGAGCCGGCCCCGATTACCCGGCCCTGCGCAATCCAGGAAGCATCCTGCCGCAGCACCTGCACCACAGTGCCCGGCGCCGGCGGCGTGATCGCGGTCGCTGTGAACGGGCCCAGGAACGCCACCGGCACGGTCGTCCCGCCGATGTCCACGAACATCGAGTTCGGGGTAGCAGCGACCACGGTCCCGATCCGTGACTCGGTGAACCGGCCATCCTCGGGGACCGGTGTCGGGCTAGTCATCGAAACGCACCCCCAGAGCCCACAGCGTCAGACCGTAGACGATCACATCCGCCGCGTTCCCGGTGTGCCGAGTCCGGACCGTCAGAACGTCTCCGACCGACAAGAACGCGATGTCCCGCCACGTCACCTTGTCTCCGTTCACCGAACCGTCGAACCCGTTGCCCTGGGTTGAGAGAGGGTCCCCGTTCACCAGGGTTTCGCAGCGCAGGCCGATGATCCCCGGCGCCGGCGGCTGTGCTAGGCAGGTTCCGCCGATCATGTACCAGCCGGCCCGGTTCACCCGGATCACATCCGACACCGTGTCCGCCATGCCGGCGTTGTCGAAGTTCGGTGTCCCGCTCAGGAAGTGATCGACCTGGTTGCCGGCCGTGTTGTCTGCCGACGGCACGGACACGGCCGGCGGGTTCGTCAGCTGGTTCGTGATCCGGTCGGCGAGTTCCTGCACCGCAGTGTCCGTAGCAATCGCCAGATCACGGAGCTGCGCGATGTCCGACGCATCCTTGACCAGCGGCGGGTTGCACTCGGGGTACGGGAGCCCGAGGCAGTCTGTTTGGTCCATGCCGTCCCCTCAGCTCAGAGTCGCTTGCGAGCGCACGAACGCGCGCGTGTTCAGGTTCATCACTCCCGGCGCCAGCGGATACGTGATCGTGTCGATGACCTGCGTTGACGATACCCCGCGGGACTCAAGCCGTACGGTGTCCCCCGGCTCGAGGCTGTAGTCCGGGACCATGCCGACCGTCCACGAAGACGACAGGGCCGTAGCGGCCTCGAGTTGCGCCCGCGCGTACGTCGTAGCCTGTCCCTGCGTCAGCGGCGTCTGGACCTTGATGATCTGCGACACGCGGCCGAACGGCCCCCCGAACATCGTCGGCGACGCAGGGTTGAGGTCCGTGGCCGTCACCCGGAACGGCACCCCGCCATCGAACCGCTCCACCACCACAGTCACACTGTTCGCGGCCCCGTCCCGGGTGATGGCCGGTACCCCGGTCACAAGCAGTCCGCCCGGGCCGTCCGTGATCGTCTGCACGATCACACCAGTGTCGTACGGGTACGCGCGGACAACGAACGAGCCATCCCCGAGCGCGTACCAGCGGCCGCCGAGCGCCCCCGCAAGCGTGTCGATTGCCTGGCCCCGGTCCTCGTCCCACGTCAGCTTAGGGGTCTGCGCATCCGCGACGTCGTTCGTCCCGAACACGGCAGACGGCAAAGCCTCGGAGATGAGCCGGCGGATCTGATTGAGCACGGTCACGTTGTCGGAGTTCCGCGGGGACTGGAACCGGAACCCGATGACATCGGCCGCCAGATCATCGACGCGCGCGGTGACGTCCCCGTTCGCGTTCCTGGCGAGATCCCCCACCCGCCCGGCGATCAGCGGGAACATCTCCTTTGACCCGTCTCCGAACTCCATTCCCCCGCGGATCTTCACTACCGTCTGGTATGGGGTGAGGACGGACGTCGCAGACGTAGGCCAGAACTCCGGCCCCAGGTTGAACGTCCCGGACCGGGTCACGCGGTGTGTCAGGGCAGCCTGGACGGAGCCGCCGAAGATGGGCACGTCGTTCTCCAGCAACGCCCCGCCCGGGCCCGCGTACAGGTCCGCCTCGAAGGCCAGTTTGTGCGGCGCGTGGATCGCTGCCTTGTACTGCGTGCTCGCCGTCAGCATCAGACCGTCGCCTGGAAGTTGTCGAAGAAAAAGTTGATGGGCAGCGGGTTCGTGAACCCGGCCGTGGTCGTCGAGCGAACCCCGACGTTCGCCGGCAGGGTGAGATCCGGATCGGACGCCGTCACCATCCAGCCGGCCGGCTCCGCACCGGACGTCAGCCACACCTTCGCCATCAGGTTCGTCCCGTCCACCCGGAACCGCATCGTGTAGATCGCGTTCGCCACGTACACCAGACCGGTGGCGAGGAACGCAAGCTGTGTCTCCGCGTTCGCGATGCGCTTGCGCACCGCAAGCGTGATTGCGCCACCGACCGCTACCTGGCAGCGGGCCATGTAGAAATCAGCCGTCGAGAGCGCGCGCGCGACGACGAACGGGAAGAACTGGCCCCCGGTGAGCGGCACCGCGTCGATGGCCCAGTCGCACGTCACCGTGACGTCTGCGGTAGGCCACGGCGCCAACGACGTCATCGTGACACCAGCCGCGCCATGCGATTGCACGCCGCGGGTGCCGTTGACGGAGTAGTTCGCGCCGGCCCCGCCGGTCGTTGTCCACACCTGCCCGGTGTCCGCGGTCCCCCACCCGCCAGCGACCACACGCGTGAACGTGTCCCGGAACGGCACAACCGGCGACGTCGCCCCGCCCGGGCACGTCGCGGTGCCGGCCGCGATCTCTCCCCACGTCGCCCCAGAGGCGGTCATATCCGCGAACGTCGGCCACACCGATTGGACCGCGCACCAGTTCGCGCACACTGTGCCCTGTTGCGGGCCCGTGGGCCGGTCGACCGCCGTGAATGGCGCTTCCCACACCCGGTGCGGCTTGCGCTGGTCAACCGCCAGGTACTCCTCCACTAGATCGCCGGGCTGCACGATGACGTCCGGGAACCCGTAGACCGCAGGCAACTGGAGCTGGAGCGGGCCCCCGCCGGCGAACAGCGTCTCGACGGAATCCTTGGCGGCGAGGGACTTCGAGAAGAGCTTCATGCTGCCATCGAGCCGCTTGCGGACGCCATAGATGTCCGCGGGCACGCGCGCGTTGTAGACGTCGAACAGGTTCGCGTCGGCCCGGTACGTTTTGTTACCCAGGCCGGCCCACACCAGGAACGGGGCGCCAGGGTTGCACACCGCGTCGAGAGCCTGGCTAGCGTTCGGACAGAACTCGAATTCCAGGTTTGCCCACGGGCGCAGCGGGTCCTTGACGAGCACGGTGCCCGTCGAGGCTTCCGTGAACGGTCCCTGCACGATCTGCGTGCCGCCCGGTGACCCGGTCCACCGGTACCAGATAGCGACGTCAAGCGGGGCCGTGGTGTCGTAGTACGAACCCATCTGGCTGAGCAGGTCAACGGTGTCCAGAAGTGTCCAGGGGCCCGTCGCGGACGCGCCCCGTTCGACCGTGGCCGTGGTCTGCGTGCCCGGCGCGGCAGTGAAGTCGACCGTCAGGTAGACGATTCCGTCCGCCATCAGCGGCGCACCCCCTGGATCATCAGCCGGTCACGTGCCTGGTTGGACTGCGCGATCCGGGAGTCGACGTGAGCGTTGATCAGCTCGTTACCGAGATACACCTGAACCACCGGCGCCCCGGGATTGAGCTGCGGAAGAGCCAGCGTCTGCCCGTTCGGCAGGGCGAACGAGGGAACCACCGAGGCGATCCCCTGGAGATCCGCGCGGAGGTCCGGAAGCTTCGCGGCCATACCGTCGAGGAACCCTTGCATGGTGTCCTCGCCCATCTCCATCATCACCCGGGACGGGGAGTGAATGTCGAGGGCGCCCGCGAGGCCGCCAGACACAACGTTCGCGATCTCCGAGGCGATGGAGCGCAGCTCTCCCAGCTTGGAGGCGATACCGTCGATGAACCCCTGGACCAGTTGGCGGCCGCGGTCCAGGAGAGCGGTACCGACTCCGGCGAGCGCGCCCGCCACCCGGTCGGGCAGCGACTTCACATCGGCAATGGAGTCCTCGCCCATCTGCCGGATCTTCGCGACGAAATCGTCCTTGATCTCCAGCACCTTCTGCCCGATCCAGCGAGCCAGACGGATCAGCTGGTTCTGGACGCCGTCAACGAATCCGATGATGAACTCGGTGGCCTTCTCCGCCATGTCCTTGATGAGGTCCTTGGCATGCTGCCACGCCGCGGAGAAGTCGCCCTTGAGGAAGTCGGCGAGGATCGTCAGGGCCGGGACGACGATGCCGTTGATGAAGTTCACGACGATGCCCAGACCGCCCTCGATCAGCTTGAGCAGGAGATCGATAAGCGGCTGGATGACGGGCATCAGCTTCTCAAGGAAGGTCAGCTCCAGCTCGAGGAACGCGACGATGACCGGGGCCAGAGCAGACAGGAGGTTCCCGAACGTCTCACCCAGCTTGGCGAGCGCCGGCCCGAGCTCCACCAGGATCTGCGTGAGAATCGGGAAGATCTTCGTGGCGAGTTCGATGAACGGGGGGAGGATCTTCGGCAGGACGTCCGTGGCCAGCGTCGTGAAGATCGGCAGGAGCTGCGTGGCCAGGTTCTTCGCAAGCTGCTCGATGAACGGGGTGATCTCGAAGAACACCCGCGCGAGCGCGTTGAATAGCGGCGTCAACGCAGGGAGGATCGCGGCAACCAGCGTCCCGAACAGGTCGATGATCGGGGCCGCGGCCTCGACGAGCTTCCCGAACACGTTGGCCAGCGACACCAGAACCGGACCCAGCGCCGTCACGATCTTCGTCAGCGCGCCACCGAGAGTCTTCACCAGGGACTGCACCGGGCCCGCGAGTGCCTGGAAGATCGGGCCCAGAGCCTGGATGGCCTGAGAGATGATCGGCAGGACCGTCGTGGCGATCACGCTCATTGTCTGCGACAGAGCCTTCAACGCATCCTGGAACCCTTGCGTGGCCGTCACGTCCTCGAACGCCTGAGTGATCTTCTCCAGCGTCCCGAACAGGCCATCACCCTGCGTCTGGAACCCGTCAATGATGTTGCCCAGACCACCGAAGATGTTCCCCGCGATCCGGCCAAGCTGCTTCAACGCCTCAACCGCGCGATCGATCGCCTTCTCCAGCGCCCCCGAATCGAACGCCTTCTCCAGCCTGTCAGAGATCTCCGTCGCCGCACCGCCGGCCGCCGCCGTGATCCGGCCGAACGCGGGGGTGGCGGCCGCCGCGATCTGCAACAGGCCGGTGACGATCTGCCCGGGCACCGCGTTCAGGTTCTGGAGAGCCTGCCGCGAACCGTCCAGCGCCACACCGAGGGTCCCGTTCTTCCCCATCCTGGTAGCTGCATCCACGGCACCCAGAGCCATCGCATTCAGCTCGCCGGACGCCTGGAACAAGGCCTCTTTGACATCAGGGAGCGTGGCCTCCGACAGCTGGTGCAGGGCGCCAGCGAAGCCCTGAAAAAAGTTCTCCTGCACCCCCTGCTGGATCGCCTTGAACTCCGACTTCATCTTGCTCAGCTCGGTGACGAACGAGCGGGCCCGCGGCGACAGCTGCTCCATCGCCTTCGCGAGATCCTCAGGCTTCGCCTCGGGGTCGAACGCAGTAGTGATCGCCTCCCCAACCCCCTGCATCGCCAGCTTGAGCGTCCCCGACGCAAGCTGCACCGTCAGCAGACCAGACACCGCCAGAGCGGCCGCCGGAGCAACCGACTCCAGCGACGTCACCAGACCGGCCAGGAGAGGCGCAGCCGAGCCCGCGGCCGCCCCGATCCCGCCGATGCCTGCCGCCGCCCGCCCGAGTCCCGGCAGCATCCCCGAGATGCCGCGCGCAATCCCCGCGATCGCGTTCCGGCCCCGCCCGTCCCGGTCCACATCGACATCGATTTCGATGTCGTCCGCTTCGGCCTCAAGCTCAGCCGTGATGGCGGCAAGCTCAGCGTCGAGGGCGGCGATGTTGGCGTCGAGTTCGGCGTCGAGCTGGATCGTCGCGGCCCGGTCCTCCGCAATGTCGATGACGTTGTCGAGTTCGCGGAGCAGATCCTCCAGCGTCTCCAGCGTGTCGAGTTCCGCCGTCAGCTCGACCCCGGGGAACGCGGCTTCCGTCTGGCGGACGATGGCGTCCAGGTCACCGAGGAGATCCGCGACCGCGTTACGCCGGTCCATCGTCGCCTCGAGCTCGACGTCCGGTGCGCCGGCTTCCGCGACCGCGATGATCCGCTCGAGCTCATCCTGGAGCTCCGGTAGCGCGCCAGCCGTCGAGATGACCAGATCAACTTCCGCTTCGGACGCCATCGAACCTCCCTCAGTTCCCCATCATCGCCGCAACCGCGTTCATCGTGGCGGCCGAATCCTCTCCGTCATCATCCCACTCGTCCTCGAAATCACGCGGCGGGATGGACAGGGAGAAATCGAACTTCAGACGCCCCTTCTCATCAGCGCCCTTGGTGCACACCGCGTACACCGCAGCACACCACTCGCCCAGCGAACGCTGCCACGGATCCACTCCGGCCAGAACCAGCCGGCCGAGAATGTCGGGGGACTCCGACGTCCGGATGAGACGCGCCACCTCCCACCACTTGCGGCCGCCGGCAACCCCGAGGACCCGAAGCGATTCGTCCCTCAGGTCCTGGGCCGCACCAGGATGCTCGAGGATCGCGTCGGCAAGCCTGTCTCGCGTGCGCGCGTCCGCGAGCGCGCCCGCGAGGCTGGAGATCCGGTCGAGGCGTCCCGCCCAGACAGCTGCCGGAACGTAAGGCACCTCGAAGTGAGCGGCTGCCACAGTGAAGGGAATCGGATCCCGGGAGTACGGGGATCGGTCACTCGGCATCGTCGTCGGTCTGTTCGGGCTGCTTGTCCTTGGCTTGCCGCTTGATCAGTTTCTCGAACACGGTCGTGGTGAAGTCCTGCACCGGGATCTCCCCGTTCATGTACCGGTCCGTGATGGCGTCCCACTGTTCGGGGCCGGCGGACTCTGCCAGTACGCGCGTCAACGCCCGAACCACCTTGGAGTTGCTCACCCCAAGGTGCATGACCATCATCAGCCGCTCAATACCGTCCGGGGGGAGCGGCTTGAACTGGTACGCCGTGCCCTTGATCTGGATCGTGTACTGCTTTTCGTCGCCCATGCAGCTCAGGTTACTCGGAAGCTGTAGCCGCGTGAGGCGGCGACCTCGCGGAGCGCGCGGTCCAGGAACGGGCGGGCCCGGGTGCCCGGATGGTTAACGACCTTGGCGTAGACGATGCGGCCACCGACCCGGAACCGGAGGGCCTTCGCGTTCCGCGGCCGGATCTGGTGCGGGCGCGTCCCGTCGTTGACCATGGCCGCATACTCGACGTCACTACCTACCGTGAACACGCTACGGAACGTGAATGTGCGGCGGGACTCCACCCGGATTGACGCACGCAGGCGCCCCGTGTCTACCGGCGCCAACACCTTGGCCCGGTTCACCACCTGCCTGGAAGCGATCTCCAGTTCACGCCTCGACGCGTTCTGCATCGTCCGGTTCAGAGCCGCCCGGTCCAGTCGCACTCTCGCCATCGATCTCCGCCAATCCCGCGTTCACCCAGCCCTGCACGCGCGCGGTGAGCGGCAGATCCGCTTCGTCGCCGGCGTACATGCCGTTGAAGCTCGTCAACACCCGCACCCGTACGGTCTTCTGCCTGGCCATGTCGTCTCCCTAACAGCAGCTAGTCATACGGACGGTCACCTGCATGGTCCCGCCGATGCAGTTCCCGTCGACTCCGAACGGCTCATAGTCCCCCACGGCCACCTCCTCCGCACCGAGGCGTTCGTCGATGTTCCCGAACGCGCAGCACACCGCGGACTCCATGGCCTGCATGTCCGAGTCGAGCTGGAGCGCGGACGCCGTCCACTGGTCCTCGGACGGGACGGACTGGACGGGAGCCTGCGGGGCGCAGCGGGCCACCCCCATCTCGAGGATGAGCGTGCGCTCCTGCGCGAAGCAGGACACGTTGTCGAGGTCGCCGAGTTGCTTCACCCCAGACACCCGGGCGATCCGTACCCAGCCCAGCCCGGTACAGCACTCGTCCGTCCCGGTCCCCAGAAGCGGGGTCACCTCCGCACCCGCGCGAAGCATGATCTTGTCAGCGGGGGGCGGGTTCGGGCCCGCCAGGAGCGCCGCCTCCAGACAGGCCAGGAGGTCCTGCGCAATCACCATCGCCGTACTCATCCGGCATACCTCACCGCGGGCGCATCAGGCGCGTACAAGCGCGCCCGCGAGGCACGCCGGTACGGGTTCACGGCCTTGATGAACAGGTCAACTTCCGCGATACCCGTCAGACCGTTCTCGAACAAGCTCGTAGGGTCGGCCACCTGCACTTCCACGCCGTTCCGGGACAGTGACGCAAGCTGCTGTGGGAGCACGCAGTCCCGGCCGGAGCACGCCTTCGCGAACTCGTTCGCGAAGATCCCCGCCGCGATCTGTCCCGCGCGGGGTACGAGAACACCGCGCTGGTAGGTGACTGCGAACGCCCCCTCCTCGTCGATGTTCGCGTCCATGTCCTGACAGTCCGGCCAGCACAGGCCGTCCGTACGCACCAGCACCGGAATGCCCCGGTACTGGTCCATCCGATACGACGATGGATCCACAACCAGCCCGTCAACCCGCACCTCGTCGACCACAGCGACAGGGCCCGGCAGGGCGATCTCACACGTCGCCGCACACGAGCAGCCGCCCGCACAGCCACAGTTCCGCCACACCCCGCTGTCAATCCACGGGATCATCCAGGGCGCGCCCGCCGATGTGGTCGACCCCGAGTTCACGGGAAAGACGAGGTAGCCGTTCGGCCCAGCACACCGGGGCCCACACGGGCGGATGGTGAGCGAGCAGGGACCGTACTGGCGCCCCGTAAGCGCCCACAGGATGTACGTCGCCCACGACACAGCCGCGGACTGCACCCCGGGCGGATACGACGCCCAGTCCGGTGCACACGCAAGCTCGATGGGCCAGTTACAGGGCCCCTCCTCAGTCGGGAACGACGGGGCAGGGAACACCGGGTTGATCACGGGCATGGGAACACCTCCTACGGGGTCGGGAACTTGCCGGCGCGAACGAACACAGCCTGGGCCGGGTTAGACAAGTCCGTTGCCGTCCGGATCACGGCAATGTAGCCGATCAGCGCCCCATTCGCTGTGACCGGCGCCGGCGTGAACGTCTCCATTCCAATCGCTGCCGTCGCGGCGGACAGGCTGGAGTAGGTGGCCTGCCCGTACTGCACGGCGATCTGTGCCGTGCTGATACCCGTAGCGAACACCCACACCCGTTGGATCGTCGACGTGTTCGTGCCGCCACCAACGGGAGTGAGGATCCCTCCCACGTCGTAGTTGGCGGGGTCGATCGTTCCGACTGGCGGCGGCGTCGGGATGACCGATGTCCGCAGGATCCGCCGGATCGTTGCCGGGGTTTGCGCCGGGCTGCTGGAGATGTGCGGGTTGTCGGTGAGGACCCCCGACGCGAAATGGTTGGAAGCCCTGGAGAACAGCGTCCCGGCCGCCTTATTGAAGGACAGGTTCGCGCCGTTCGCTGTGACCGTGTTCCCCGAGAGACTGATCGGTCCAATCGCGTCCATCAGGTCGGCAAGCTGGTTCACAGGCTGCCCCAGAATCACCGGCAGCGTCTGCACCTCCACCAGCGTGGCCAGCCCCGTGTCGTACAGCGACACGCCAAGAGCGAGGTGCGTACGGCGTTGCTGCGGCGAAGGCTGCGCCGCCTGCTGGATCACCACCCCAGCCGAATCCATCAGCCAGTACGTGATAGACCGGGCCAGCGATCCCGCATCCAGCGGCACCACCTGCAACGGCCGGTCCACCTTGACGATGGACGGGGATACCGACGTCAACGAATTCACGTCAACGACGTACCCGACGAGCGCCGTGATCTCCACCGACTTGGCGGCGGCAATGTTCAACTCGCCGCCCGACGCGATGCCCGTCGTGAGGTCGGCATCCTCCTCCGACATGCCTACGTCGATCAGGACAGCCTCAGAGTCGATGTGGACCCAGTATTTACCCTCCTCGGCATAGAAGGTCAGCATGCCGAACGCGTCCGTGTTTAGCGGGTTCGGGAGCGGGACCGTCCCCGCCTGATCAGCGAACAGAGGGATCAGCGTGTTCGCGTGCTGCTGGAACACGCGCGCAGGCGTGTTGGAGGCAATGGCCCCGTTCGGAAACCACCACAGGTCCGAGTACTGGACGAGGGCCATGGCCTCCCCTTTCCTAAGTGAGCTGTACGGAGACGGCCGGCGCGGTGTCGAGACCCGCAGGCGCACCGAACGACGCCGGAAGGGCCCCGCTGACGCCGTCGATGTAGTAGCAGTTGAGGGCACCCGTGATCGTCGGCGAGGTCTCGGAGACGATCGGGTCCCAGGTGATCCGGGTGGTGAGGCCCAGGTTCACGACACCTCCCTGCCGGCCGATCACGAGGTAATGCAGCACCGGCCTCACCGGAGTGGACAGGTTGGTGATTGAGCGGATCCCGGTGAGGCCGGCGGACACGGTGAGGTAGTCGGCGATCAGCGTTGTGGGGAGCGTGCCATCGGATGCGTACAGGCCCATGCGCAGGTTCCCCCCGGCCAGGGCGAGTGTCACGTTGGCTGCCATGGCCGTGAGCGTGCACGTGCGGCCCGGCCAGAACGGCAGGGCGAACATGCGGTTTACGGGCACGTTGGCGGTGCCTGTGGCGCCGTACGCGGGCAGTCCGTGCCAGGCCGTTGACCGGACGACCGGCAGGTTCCCGACCGGGCCGAGACTCAGGGGGATGCCTGCGGCCCCGTCGGATGTGTGGACCTGGTCCAGATCGGTCCGGTACCAGATGTCCCCGGCGGCCGGGGCCGCGGGAGTCGACGTGGTACCGAACAGTCTGGCCAGGTGGCGGAAGAGAACGGACATCAGGCCGGGACCGGGATGACAAGCACTCGGTACTGGTCCGTGGTCGGGGCGCTCCCGAACACGATGGTGACGTCGTCCTCCGCGGACCTGGTGACCTGGGCGTAGATCTCCGCCCCCGTGGCGTTCTCGAACACCTGCACGATCACGTCGAAGGTGGAGAAGCCGTGACTCACCGTGAAGGTCGTCAGCACCCCGTTGCCGATGTTCGCGGCGAACCCCTGCGGCGCGATGGCGGTGAGCTGCGAGTAGATCGGGAAGTCCGTCGGCGCGGTCGCCGCGGCCCCTTCCGTGATCTTGTTTCCGTTCATGTCAATCTGCTGGCCGAACTGCACACCGGGCATGACTACCTCCTCAGGAGAGCAGTGCCCGCGGTCGGGGCACCGAACGTGATGGTCAACTGTCCGGCGTCCACATGCGCAACCTCCCCGTCGACCGGCTGGCCGGCGACGAGAACAGTCACAGCGGGCGGAATACCGATGTGATGATCGATGGTCCACACCGCAGCCGGGACCGGCTGCGCGTGCACAAACGTTCCGGGCCACGCATCGTCGGCCTCGGCCGGATCCACCATCAGGTGGAACATCTCTCCGGCCAGTTCCGTGCAGAACGAGCCGGGAGCAGCGAAGAACGTCAGCAGCCCGTCAGCGTCGGTCGGCGCCGGGTTGGTCAGAGACACGGTCCCGGCCTTGTCGGAGAACAGGGGGACGAGAACGTTCCCGCCGGTGAGCAGCACGGGGACAGTGGTTTCTGACGCCGGGCTACCGTTCGGGTAGGTGATGTACTGCGAGTACTTGATCAGCGGCATGAGGGCCCCCGTAAGGGCCCGTCCGGAGAGTGGTCGGACGGGCCCTACAACTCGATGTTACGGGGCCGGGGTGAGGGTCGTTGTGCCACACGCCGGCGTCGGCAGAGGAGCAGACGTCACCTCGTAGTGCATCGGCTGCGTCGCACCGATCGGGGTGAGTAGCTTCTCCAGTGTGGCCGGTACGGTCGCGTCGCGACGGACCAGGTACGGGCCGGTACCCCACTGGGAGTTGAACACCCCGCGCGCGGTGAACGTGAGCGTGAGCGCCCCGTTCTCGACGACGAACTCACCCCACTGAGCGTCCTTGACCCACGGGAACAGCCAGTAACCGTAGTTCGTGAACCCGCCGGCGGTGCACGCCTGCCCGGTGACTCCGGACCATAGCTCCAGGCCGAAGTTCGCCGACCCGGACACCGAGGCGTCGAGGCGGACACCGACCGTGTTCGGGGTCGGGGCAGCGTCGTCGACCACGAGGGGGTCACCGGTCACCAGGTTGATGAACCCGGGGTCGGTGGTGCAGATGTTCAGCGCGATATCGACCCAGCGCAGCGCGACCGGGGACCGGTCATCGATGCACAGGTCACCGTTCGCGTCGAGCTGGGTGATCTCCTCAGTGTCAGCGTAGTTCGGGGTGATCGTCCCCGAGATGAACGCCTTCATCGTGAGCGTGGCGCCGGCGCCGCTGACGATCGCGCCACAGGAGTCCAGCTTGGTCAGCCGGAGCATTTTGCCCCGGGCCAGGCTTGCGCAGATGGTTGCCATTACTCGTCACCTTCCTTCTTCGTACGGCGCCTCGGCTTGGGTGCCTCGGGCGGGGTCATGTATGCGTCGGCGAGGTACTGGGGGACCAGGAACTCGGAGCCGTTGCCCTGCGACACGACGTGCGAGGGCACGTGCGCGAGCGCGAGGAGCGCGCGCGCGAGCGTGGGGATGTCGCCGCCCTGCTCGGGCGCGATGTTGATCCATCCCTCGGTGTTCATCAGGGCACCGCCGGGGCGGTTGCTACCGCGGGCGCGGCGACGGGGACCTGTACGGCGAACACGTCGGGGCAGTCGAACGTGAGGCCGAACACCTCCTCGGCAACGACGTCCCACTGGTTCAGCGTCCGGTCCAGGGTCTGTGTCGGGTCGGGCTGGTCCAGGACACCGGACCGCCACATGTGGACGGCGCCGGTCATGAACGCCCACACGAACCCGGCCGCGGGCGCTACCCCGGCCGGCCCCGTGATGCCGTACCCGGCGCCGAGACTGACGGACGAGTTCAGCGGGGTCTTCCACGTGCCGGCCTCACGGCGGTCGAGGACGCCCGTGTACGCCAGGGCGTACGTCGCACGCTGGTTCACGTGGATCGTGCCGGTGTACCCGTAGACGCTGTAGAACGCCTCCTCGAGGGCCGCGATGGCGGTCCCCGCGCCGGGCGCGGCCGGGGTAACCACGGTGGTGCCTACGTGCCCGATCAGGTTCGGCTCGACGGGGACGACGGTGCCGCCCCAGAACCCCTCCTCGACAAGTTCCTGTTCGGAGGTGAGGAGTTGCTCCCTGACTGCGCCGAGCATCTCCGCACCCGTACGTCCGGCCGCACCGCAGCGCTTCCGCGCGACGACCCAGAACGGGTCGAACGGCATGACGTCCGACCCCTCCTCGAACGTCTTGGTGGGGTTCGCGATACAGGTCTGGTTGTAGAGCTGCGCGGTGCCGCAGTGGTCGACGATGAACTGCCCGCCGGCCGCAATGAGCGTCCGGTCCATGGTTTGGACGCTGGTCACGGCCTGGAACAGCCCGTAGTGCGCCGGTGTCGTCGGCGGTGCGGCGATCAGCTGATTGTTGTTGGTGACGATCTTGCCCATGAGTCCCTCCTTCCTTCTCCTAGGAGCCGCCGCCCGCTACAGGGACGACGAGCGGGCGGCGGCGGTCTAGGGGTGGGACTACGGGGCGTCGATGCAGTCGATGACGTGGGCACCCGTGGTGCCGCCGACGCAGCCGGTGAAGGTGTAGAGCCGCTGCCCGGGGCACGGGTAGATCGGCGCGAAGCCTTCCTCCGCGAACAGGCTGGTGTACTGGTTCGTGGCCAGCGATGCGGCGTCGTAGACGTTCGTCAGGGTGACGACGTCCTGGCGGGCCACCTGCACGGAGCCGGCCGGGTAGGCGAGGAACGACACGGTGGTGGGGAGCGCCAGCATGAACGGAGCCGCCGCGTCACCGCCGGGGAACGCCGCGTTGAGGGCGCCGCCCGTGATCAGACCGTCCTGCCATCCGCGGACGAACTGCACGCGCACGTTCATCACGGAGAACAGGGACGCGATGTACGAGTCGGAGACGGACAGGAGCTGTCCGGTGTCGCCGGTCCGGCGGCGGAGGTCGGAGCGGACCTGCTCGAGGATCCAGTGCGGCAGGGCGACTTCCACGGTGGCATCCCACGCCATGTAGAAGCGGTAGCGGATGTCCTCCGCGGCCAGACCCACAGCGGACAGGAGTGCCGCGGTGAACGAGTCGGTGCCGTCCGGGTCGACGGGGGTGACCACGGTCGCGGCGCCCGCGCGGGCGATGATGTCCGCGATGATGATGCGGTTCATCTCCGCCTCGTGGGCGGCGCGCAGGCCGCGGTCCCACGCGTCGACGACTTCGGGGTAGCCGGCCGCCTGGAGGAAGCTCACGCGGACACAGAGCGCCATCACGTCGAGGCGCCGGTTCTCGAACACCGGGCACGGGATCACGGAGCACGTCTTCGCGGTGTCCGCGATGACCTGCGCCTCGGTGAGGAAGTTCGAGCCGCCGCCGGCCGCCACGGCGTTCGCGTAGATCGTCGGGAAGTCCGGGTCGTCCGTGTAGTTGATGCCGCCGCGGGTGACGGTCACCGTGGGGGTGTCGAGGAATCCGACGGACCCGGTCCAGCTGTCACAGAGGTCGTAGTCGTTCTGCGACGGGGCACACCAGCCGGCGGCCGCGGTGAGGCTGGCGCCCTGGTCGATGGAATGCTGCCACGCCTTTGCGAGGCTGCCGCCGTGCAGGTGGCGTTCCCGGCGCAGGTCCCGCAGGATCCGCTGGGTCTCCTGCCCGTCGAGGGTGTCGACGATCTGATCGTCACGGCGGGTCCGCTTGAACTGTGCGATGGTCTGCCGCTGCCCGGGCGCGCCGCGCAGGCCGAAGCTCTCCGCGTTCTTGATCAGCGCGAGGCCGACCGTGTTGTTGCCGTTGTACTCGTCGCCGGCGCGCATGCCGAGAAGGCCCGCGGCTGTGGCGGAGAGTTCCGCGCGGACGAGGTCGGTGGTGCGCTTCGCGTCGAGGGGGACCGCGACCGGCGGCTGAGCGGCCATCTGCGCCACGGACGGGACCGCGACAGGCTTGGCGGCCGCGGGTGCCTCGGCGGCCGGGGCCTCGACGGCCGGGGTCGGGACGACCGGGGCGGGGATCGTGGGGAGCGGCGGCAGGGTGGCGAACACGTCACGGGACGCCTGCACGGACGCGGCCGCGTCGGCGCGGCGCTGCTGCTCCTCGACGATGGCGGGAAGCTGCTTCGCGAGGTCGGACAGCTCGTCGCCCTCACCGGCCGCGAACTCTGCCTTGCCGGACAGCTCGGCTCCGCGGGAGGCGATCCGCTCGTACTCCGCGGCGAGGGCCGTGTCATCGAGGGCGGAGAAGTCGAGCGCGGGGGTCTCTTCGGGGGTGATGTCGTCTGCCATGAGAGCTACTCCTTTGTGCGGCAGGGACGGAATGGACACGTCGCTGCGGCACGGCTCTCAGCTCAGCTACCACGGCTGTTGGCCACGATACGTCACGTGACGGTGCGTGGCGAGGGCGGCCGGGCGCGGGGGCTCGGCCGCCCTCTGGGTTACTTCGCGCGCGGCACGGCCTCGATGGTGCCTCCCTGGGGGGACGCGGCGCGCTCCATGCGGGCTTCCTGGAGGGTGGACACCACCTTGGTGGATCCGTCGTGCTTGAACGTGATTTTGTAGTCGGTCTGGGCCTGCCTCGCCCCGCAGCAACTCGCCATGTCAGCTCTCCATCCCTGTCTGCGCCCACGCCCAGCGTGCGCGCGCCACGACGTCATGCGACTCGCATGACGCCTCATGCAACTCGCCTGAGACCGGTACTACACCCGTCGAGGCGATCAGCGTGCGCTGCACGCCCTTCTCATGCTGCCCGACTGTCGAGAACGCCACCCGCGCGCGCGGGACCGGGAACCCGGGCGAGTTGACGGAGCACACCGCGATCAGCTCCAGCGCCCCACCAACCCGCCGCCAGTCCCCCGACACCGGAGAGGAACGGAACACCTGCACCGCTTCCTCCGCCGCGCCCGGAAGGATCCACCCGGCCACCCAGATGCCGTGCTCGTCCTCGCCCGCCTGCACGCGCGCTACCGCAGCCGCCGGATCGTCGTAGTGCGCGGCCGCCGCCTGGAACGCGAGCGCCGGATCAGCATGCCGCGGCCCGGCCACGAGAGTGCCTACAGGCAGCGTGTAACCCTCGGCGGTCGGCTGCTCAGACGTGTGGAAGTAGGCGTAGCCAGTCTGCGAGGCGGGCGCCGTCACACAGCCGGGGAGGCCGACGTGGCAGGTCTCCCATCCCGCAATGTGCCCGAACACCCGGCCGGTGTCACTGATCGTGAGCGGTGTGAGGCGGTCGAGGTCGGGTTGCCGGAACCAGTCCGTGGGGGGAAGCGCCGGCGCCGCGGACGCCGTGAGCGCGAACGGAGCCGGCCGGTCGAGCCGCTTGTAGATGCCGCGCAGCACCCGCTGCATGGCTGCGGCGTCCGCCGGCGTCTTGCCCGTGCGCGCGCCCTTGGTGGCGGCCGCGGCCGCGAACACGCCGGCGGGGATGATGGTGAGGGTGCCGTCGATGACGTCGGCGATGCCGAACCCGTACGCGCCACGCGACTCGGGGTTGGCGTTGTCGTCCTTGCGGAGGAACGCGCGCGCGTACTTGGCCCAGTCGGGATTGTCTGGTCCGCCGGCCCAGCTGAACACCCGGTCGGCGGCCGCGGCCCCGTCCCACGCGCGGGAGCCGTCGGCGATCGGCATGTCGGCCCAGCCGGACGAGCGTACTGACGCGGTGAGGGCGTACGGGTGCGGGTCTTCGTCGGGGTCGTCGTCATCGGCCATGTCGATGCTGACGCCGGAGAACGCGGGAATCTGTACGAGGGTGGCTCCCGCGATGCGCGCCCGCGTGATGACGATCATGCCGTCATCGTCCATGGCGTACTCGAGGTCGTCCATGTCGTCGAGGAGGTTCGGGCCGACAACCCCAGCCTCGATGAGCGTCTGGACCTCGCGCACGTCCACGTCGTCGAACAGGTCGACGGACGGCCCGGTCACCCCGAGGTCGGTCTGTGCCATTGCTTCGGCCGCGCCGCGGACGGGCAGGAACCGGCCCGACGCAGTGACCATGCCGGAGTGGTTGTCGATGGTCAGCGTGTCGATGGAGCCGACGGTGACGCTGCCGGAGTGGCCGGAGTCGGACACACGCTGCCACATCAGCGGCAGTGGCAGGTCACGGTTCGTGAGCGCGCCGGGGGCGATGATGCGCTTGTCGCCGGTCGGGGTGCCGATGCGCGCAAGCACCGCGGTCCATGTGCGGGTCATCGAACTATCTCCCATTCGACCATGTAGGCGCCGTCATCGTCCCGTATGAACCCGACGAACTTTCCCAGTTCGCCGCCCTCGGCCCATGCTGTCCGGTGCGCGTCGAGGAGCGCCGTTTCGATGGCTTCCTGTATGGGGGCCCGCCACTCATCCATCCAGCTCACGGGTTCTGCCTTTCTGTCCAGTCGATAGTCTCACCCAGCACGGTCGGGAGGATCGTGCACCGGCAGTTGATGACCTCTTGCGCGGGCCCGCGCGGGTCCCCGGGGAACAGCAGCTTGGCCCCACCCACCACGAACGGCTCTGACATCAGCGTGCGCTGCTTGTCCGCGGCGTCGTGTGTGGGCCGGGTGCGCTTGTCGTCGGTGGCGATCCACTGCTTGAACGGGGCGATGTCACCGCGCGCCTGCGCGTCGAGGACTGCAGCCCGGTACACGCCGGCGTTGACGGCGCCGATCGTCTCCGTACGGGCCACGGTGACCGCCCGGTTGGGCCAGTACTGGGAGCCGCTCGCCGTAAGCACACGCTGCACGTTTCGGGTGACCTCAGGGATCGGCGTGCCGTCCGTGATGCCCCGCTCGATCTCCCGGACGACGAGCGCGTACACCTCATCCGGGATGTTCTTCAACCGGTTCCCTGCCTCGTTCAGGTACGCAGACGTCCACGAGTCGGTGAGCGGCTCCCCGGCGCGGGTGACGCGCCGCCACGCGCCCGCCAGAACCCCGCCGATGACCGGGGTGATCTCCTGGTCTACCTGCTCCGTCCAAAACCCGGTGTGGTCTGATACGCGGCCCGGGTCGATGGGCCGGTCTTCGGGGGTCACGGCGGGGCGGACACGGTCGAGGTAGCGGGTGAGGCTGCCGAACCAGGCCCGGCCGATGCGGCGCTCACCGTCCTCCACGATCGCGCGGGCCCGCATCCGCGCGGGCAGGTGATCGTCCGGCGGGGTGGTCACCGCAGGTACCACGCAAGGTCATCGCGGCTGAACGCCTCACCGGTCATCAGCAGCTTGGTGACGTACAGCTGCACCCCGCCGTTCACGACAGCGTTGCGGACACCGAAAGCGCGGGCCACAGGCTCGTAGTAGCGGACATCCACAAGCGCGCTCGGGTTCTCGGGCCGGATGTGCATGTACAGCTCATGGCGTGGCACGTCCCGGTACTGTCCGCGATTCTGGTTAGTGAGGAGCCTCCCCCCGGCCCGGTCGAGTGCCTGCATGACGAGCACTTCGGCGGCCGCCACGAGCCCGTCCGGTACGGGGGCGGGTGCCGGTTCCTCGCCGCGCGTGGACGGGAGCGCGCGCGCGGGCGCAGGCTCGGGCGCGGGAGTCTCGAGCTCGCCACCCTGCGTCACGTTCGCGTCGACACCCGCGGCCGCCGGCGCGACCTCCAACCCAAGGTCGAGGGCCTGCGCGATCGCGGGATCGGCGAGGAGCGTGGGCGCGATCCCAACCAGCTTCTCCAGCACGCGGCGGGTGCGCTCCTCGGGGGACGGCATCGCATCCTCGGGGACACCGTGCTCGGACAGCATGTATTCGTCCGAGATGAGTACCTTGTCGTACAGGGATTCGAGGGTCTCGGAGGCGTCGGGCCAGGCAACGATGGCTGTGGTGTCCAAGCCG